TTTATGAAATAAACGATATTAAAAATATATCATATTTAGATATTCAATTTTATTTTACAACTGAAAATCAAATACTAAATCAAAAATATGAATACTTTTATAAAAAACATAATTTTGATTTAATAATTAAATAAATTTTTAATAAATATCCATTTCAACAAATGTTTTTTCACCTTCTTCAACATTAAAAGAATAAATATTTAAATGTTTTCTATCATTTTTATTAATAAATAATATTAAATTATTATCATTATTCATTTCTTCAGTGTAAGTAATATAACCTTTAATATTAATACCAAACTCAAGTGGTTTTTTACATCTAAAATTATTAAAATATTTCTTATCAATATTAAATTCAACAGAAAGAAGATTAATTACAATACCGTTGTAATTAACTTTGAAAAAAATAGTTTCTAAAATTTTATCTAAATTTAACATTTTTAAAGATGTATAAATATCATTAATTAATGTCCAAATAAAATTCTCATCCTTATGATTAATGTAAAAATATTTATCAGAACACTTTTTTTCAAGTATTTTATTTTTTAATTTGTTATTATTATTATCAAATTTTTGAATATAATCATTAAATGGTTTTTTCATATCAATAAGTATATCAGTGATTTTTTTATCATTAAAGCTACTCATATTGTCTTTTGAAAGGATTTTATTATTATTATACTCTAAATATTATATATTTTTCAATTTTTTTTATAGATTATCAATATTGGAAATAAATGTATTTTTTACTATATATTCATAATTTAGCTTATATTTTACTTCTTCTATATTTTGAATATATAAATTATATAATTCACTATCATTTTTTATAGAATTTATTTTATCTATAATTTCATCAGGATTATTAATATGTATATAACTATTATCTGGTAAAAAATTATCAAATCTATTATTACATATCATTATTGAATTACAAGCATATATTAATGATAATCTTTCTGAGTAGTAATGATTATTATCATATTCATTATTATTAAGTGGTGATATATTTAAACTAAATAAACTATTTGATAATACATGTTTTATATTATTATATGATATAAAACCTTTATAATTATTTGGATATAAATCTTTTAAAAATTCTGTTCCATAAATATGAACTTCTAAATCACTTTTAACTAATTTATCTAATATTTTCTTTCTGGAACAATTACGATTATCACCATAATTTTCATATAGATTAGTAATAATACAACTTACATCACATTTATACTTATTATTTTTTTTTGTTTTATATGTCATTGTTTCATTAAATCCTTGATTAAAAAATATATAATTTTTAAATTTATTTTTAATAAATGGATTTACACCAAAATTTAAATCAAATAATAATGGTAAATCATCTTTATAATTATATTGAGGGTCCCAGTTTAAATTAACTATCTTATAATTATTTTTTATTTCTTTAATAAAACTTAATAGATTGAAATTAATTTTTTTAATGTTAAAATTATTTATGAAATCATAATTATACCAAAATAAAACTATATCACATTTTTTATTATTTTTATTTATATAATTAGCCATTTTAATATCTTTACCATTTAAAGCTTTATGTATTGTATCAATATTATATAAATTTTGGTCTTCAATTCTATCTTTAAATATAAATAACGGAAAAAATGATACATCATAATATTTTTCTAACTCTAAAGATAAAGCTTTATATCCATCTGCTAAACCATATACACCAAAAATTATAATTTTTTTCATTATATATTATATATTATATATTATATAATGAAAAAAGCAATTTTACTATCTGGATATATGAAATATTTTTATAATATGATTGATAATTTTTATGATAATGTTTTTGATGAAGATACAGATTTATTTATATATTATGTTGAAAATACTATTTTTAATTGTTCTCATAATGGTAAAAATATAAATGACGATGATATGAAAAAAATATTATATAATAAATTTGGTAATAATATTAAAATATTTAAAAAAAGAAATGATGATGAATTAAAAGAGAGAAATTTAATTTATAATAAAAAAAAAGAGTTATTTAAAAATTTTGAATATTCAAGTTGTTTTTATAATATTAAAACAAAAACATTAAGTCCCAAAGGACTAGATCAATTTTATAATTTATATAAAATTACAGATTTATTTAAAGAATATGTAGAAAATAATAATATAAAATATGATATTGTTATTAAAGGTAGATTTGATAGACTATTATATATGAATAAAATTAATTTTGATAAATATAATTATCCAAATAAAGAATTTATTTGTATAGGTGGATATTTAAAAGAATGGGTTTCAGATTCTTTCTTTTTTGGTTCTTATAAATCAATGTTATATGTTTGTTCTAATTTTATAAATGAACTGTATAATTATAATGAGAAAAAATATTATCCAATAAAAAAATATGAACATACTACTATATTAGCACCAGAAAGACAATTATATTTATATTTAAAAGATAAAAAAGAAAATAATTTTGAAATAATCGATTTAAAAGTATTATTTAAATTTATAAATAATAATAAATGTAAATTCTGTTCTTATTATACAACAAATTTTACATAATTAATTTGTAATAAATTATAAATTACGAACCTTATATAAAACAAACAATTAATTTTTTTAATAATGACGTATTATACCCATTTTTAGAGATAATTATCCTGAATATGTTATGAAAATAAAAATTTTAGGTTATTTTATATATGATATTGGTTTAAGACCTCAAAGAAAACTGAATAATTCAACAACATTAAAATCTTTAAAAATGATTAATATTGAAAATATGAAAAATTATATCAATAGTTTTCCTGAAAAACAAAGTAATTTTTTATTTTCTACAATAAATTATTTGATATCATAAATTTCATTATCTAAAAAATCATAATAATTCACGTTAAAATATTTCTTTTTGATTTCTTATGGGTGTTAAATATATTGTATTATTATTTATAGTTGAGCTATGAAATTTATATACACTATTAATTAAAAATTTTATATATTTAATTATAATGATATATTTTTTTATAAGGAATACTGATTTTAAATTTTTTGAAGATTATATTTTATCAATAAATCAAAAATTAAATGGTGAAATAATAATTTATAATAATCAAAAAAAAAATTATTTAACCACTTTTTATGAAAAAGTTAATGAATTAAATTCAATAAATATATTTGTTTTTATATTACCAATAAAAGATAAGAAATATAATAATATATTTTTTATAAATACAGAACAATTTTCATTATTACCAAGATTAAATAAAGTAAAGAATATACCAAATTATATACATTTAATCGATTTTAGTAAAGAAAATATAGACATATTTAAAAAGCATAATAATCAAAATATTATTTACTTTCCATATATTTATAATAAAGATGAAGTATATGATTATAAAAAAGAATATAATATATGTATGATTTCACCAGAAAATACTCCCCGACGAAAACATCATTTTCAACAAATTAATAAAAAACTTAATAATATTATAACTCCAATTAAAGGATGGAATATTAATAGAGATAAAATATTATTTAAACATAAAATAATATTAAATATTTCTTCTTTTGATAATGCAATAGTATTTGAAACATTTAGATGTTATAGATGTTTATTTAATAAAATGATAATTATTAGCGAACCAAAATATAATAAAGAATTAATTGATTATTCTAAACATATTATATTTTGTGAGCTTGATGAAATTCCTGAAATGATAAATAAAGTTATTGATAATTATGAATATTATTATAAATTATTAGATATTGATAATGTTAATATTTTGTTAAATGATAATATTATAAATGAAGAAATATTATATAATGAAATAAATAATAAACAAATATTATAAATGGATATTACAATAAATTATTTGATATCATAAATTTCATTATCTAAAAAATCATAATAATTTTCATCAAAATATTTATTGTTTAATAATAATTCTTTTAATATTTTATATTCATTTTTATAAAATTTTGTTTCTCCAATATTACATTTTTCTGTTTTTAATATTTGTTTATTAATATTTAATTCTTTTAACATATTATTAATAATATTAATATCATTTAATATTTTAAAATCTATAAATACTATTTTTATATTTTTTTCTTTATTTTCATATATATAATAAGCATTTTTTTTAAATGGAATTTTATTAAAATTATTATCTATTTTATTTATTCTTGCAATATGATATTTATTTATTAAATGATATTCATTATCCCAGTTATAATTTACAAATAATTTATATAATTTATCTATAAAAAGTTTATCACGATTTATTTTAAAATATTTCTCTCTAAAATATCTATCTTGATTAAAACCTTTTGTTTGTCTATATTTTTTATATAAATTAATATTTTCTTCATCATGAAATATACTATATTTATATCCAGGTATATGTATGTCTTGAAAAAAAGCACTTAACAATATTTCTTTTTGATTTCTTATAGGTGTTAAATATATTGTATCATTATTTATAGTTGAACTATGAATTTTAGAACATTCAATATTATTATTTCTTAATAAATTTACTAATGTGGTTGTTCCAGTTTTATATACACCATTAATTATAATTGTCATATATATATTATGATAGATAAAAATTAAAATAATATATAATAAAAATAATATTGAAGAATTGATTATATATGATAAAAATTTTAAGATACTACCAACAAAACAGTTTTATTTAAATAATGTATTATATTTGAATAATATTCGTGGAAGAGATAATAATGTTAGACATCATAAAGATTTAAATAATGAAGATATTTTAATTATTAAAAAGAAATTAGGTAATAATTTAAAAAAATTTTTATATTTGATATCGATGATAATTATAAATTAGAAATGGAAAAATCTAATATTAAAACAAAAACATTAAGTTCTAAAGTAATAGATCAATATTATAATTTATATAAAATTACAAATTTATTTGAAGCAGGAAATACCTAAATATCCAATAGAATGTATGAAAAAATTATTAAATGAACTAATACAAATAAAAGTTTTATTATTGATATAAATAAAATTAATTATTATATGATAAATAATTTTATATAATTAATTATATATATAATATGAATTTAAAAGATATAAAATTATTAAATAATGAAATATCAATATTATATGATGAACCATCTTGTGAATACTTTAGAAGATTTCCTGAATGGTGGAATAATATTGAAAATTATGAAATAGAAACATTAAAAATAATAAAAAAATTTTCCAATAAAAATAAAAATTTTATTGATATTGGTTCTTGGTATGGCTTTATGTCTATTTATGCTAGTAGTTTTTATAAAAATGTAAAAAGTATTGAAGGTGATCCAGTATCATTGATAGCATTAAAAGGTAATATTAATATTAATAAATGTAATAATATTGATATTGTTCCATTTGTTATTACAAAATATAATGGTTATTGTAATTTTGGAGGAAATGGAAAATTGGGTAATGCCGAAAGTTCAGTTTTAATTAATGATGAAAAATATTATTCAGAAAAAAAAGCAATTAACGATCATAGATTTAAAAATAAAGAATATGTGTTACAAGATATAATAAAATGTCCTTGTATTAATGTAAATAAACTTGTAAATGATTTAGGAAATGATTATATTTTAAATGTGTCATTAATAAAAATTGATATAGAGGGAGGAGAACTTTATATAATTAAAGACATAATAGAACAAATTACAACTAATAATAAAGAAATAAAATTATTTATATCTCTTCATTGGATTTTTTTAAATATAGAAAATATTAAATATTGTGTAGATTTACTTTCAAATAATTTTTTATTTTTGTATAATAAAAATTATACAAAAATATCTAAAAAAGATATTATAGATAATAAAATACATGATATATTATGTAGTAATAATGATATATATTATGATTGATAAAAAATAATATATAATTTACATATATATATGATTGATAAAAAATTAATAATATATGATAAAAATAATATTGAAGAATTAGTTGTATATGATAAAAATTTTAAGATACTACCTACAAAACAGTTTTATTTAAATAATGTATTGTATTTGAATAATAATTTTATTTTAATAGAAAATAAAGAAATTTTTAATAAAAAATGGAATTCAAATTTAAATATTAAAAATGAAAATGAAAAATATAATAATGAAATAAATTTAACAAATACTAAAATAAATAATAATAAATGTATATCATTTAATACTATATATATTAGTAATTATTATCATTTTATAATTGATTTTTTACCAAAAATATTTATTTATAAAGAATTAAATTTAAACAATGATATTTATATAAATAGAAAAAATTTTAGTAAATTTCAATTAGAATTTTTTGAATTAATTGATTTTGATTATAAAAAAATGAAATTATTTGAAAATGATGTATTATTTAAAAATGAAATGATAATTTTATCAGATACAAGAGGTATTGGTATATTAAAAGAAGGAATACCTAAATATCCATTAGAGTGTATGAAAAAATTATTAAATAAATTAATAAAAGAAAAAAAAATAGTAAAAAAAGAAAAAAAAAATATTTATATAACAAGAAAAAATGCAAATAATAGACATATCAATAATGAAGAAATAATTATTAATTTATTAAAAAAATATAACTTTGTAATTGTTGAATTAGAAAATATTTCTGTATTAGAACAAATTGATTTATTTTATAATTCAAATATAGTATTGGCTCCACACGGAGCAGGTTCAATTAATATAATTTTTGGAGATAATATTAAAGTATATATTGAAATACATAATAAAAATTATGTAAAAATGGATAATTGTTTTCATCAAATTTGTGATAATTTAAATATACCTCATTATTGCGTCCATTCAAATTCAGTAAATAATATTAAACCACATTTTAGTAATTTTGAGTTTGATAATTTAGAATGTTTAGAAAAATTAATAAAGAAATATTATATAATGAAATAAATAATAAACAAATACTATAAATGGATATTATACTAACTTGTTGTCATTGTAATAATATTTTTATTGTTAATACTAAAGAATTTAATTGTAAAATATTAAGACACGGTATGGTTTAAATGTATAATTTTATATAATAAAACATAAAAAATCACATTATGTATTTTGTATAAAAATATATTATATTGTATAAAATATTTTATAATATAATTCAATATTATTTTATTTAAAAA